ATGCATCACGGCTTTTGCATATTTAAGCCAAGCGCGTCCCTGGTATGACCGAATTGTATAAGGAAGTCGGGACAGCACGCGCCGGTAATCGCGCACCATCCGCCAGCCCGTCACGGTCTTGACAGGGTGGCTTTGACAAAACTGGATCTGTTCCGTTATGGACGTCTTTTCTTCTATTTTGGTTGTCATCCCCAAATTCTTAAAGACTCCTACATCCCAGCAGTCAAACAATCGGCGAGGAATTGCCATTACTGAATCGTCACCATCAAGCAGCAACGTTGCTTCGTCTAACGCTCCATTACGGAAAAGGAACGCGAGCATAACGACAGCATTAATGACGTTGTTGCCTAAGGAAGTGTTGAAGTCTCCGCTCATCCTGCCTCCATTGGCCCGCCACGACGGGCCTGAGCGGCTGAAACACTTATTATCACGCTGTTGTGCCAACATTGATTGCAATTTCGGGTCGTTTTTATACACCCACAAGTAGAACTTATGCTCTAAGCGTTGGAGGTCTCCGACGACATGGCTATCAAATCTGGAGTGATCCATTCCAACTAGTAAGCCTTCTGCCCTCAACATCTCAGCTATTGCTTCCCCTCTTTGCGACGTGTTCATCGACTTCGCAAACATTGGTAGGCCATTGAATTTCGTGGCGTACAATGCATGTTCTAAAGGAGCTAAATACTGAGCTATTGAGGCTACAAAGCGCGGTGGTCGATACTGTACCAACCGCGGAACTTTGCTCATTAAGGTATTGGCGGGTGCAACCTCAAATTTAACGAATACTTTGACATGGCCATCCCTCTTATCGAGGCTCTTTTCAGAGAGGGAGTCGAAAGCTTTCTGATAAGTCGCTTTCTTGCCACCTCTTCGGGTAGCAACAACCTCCTCAGGTGTCCATGGCATCAAAGCTCCGGGATATAAACCGGTTTTGCGTGTTAATTTCTTGAGGTACTTAAAACCAAACTCTAAGGCTTCCAAATCTACAACAGGAGGCACCTTCGCATAGTGCCTCTCGACCATAGCAATCTTCGTGTTGTGCACACATTCCGCGTAGGCGCACTGCGGCTCAGTGAGATCAAGGATAGTCGGAAAGACTTGTGTAACCATGCGCCTAGTACAATGGCTACGTTGATCCACCTTCTGCCGGACAACAATGCCGTCACGTGGCTCTTGCTCGCTTTCGCGAGCAAGGCAGACGGCAGTGTGTCTCAAGTCCCCTCAGGTCATGGCGGCAACTGGCAGAACCTTCATTGTTCTTCTGAAAATGAGGTTCTTAAGTC